TGGTTTATCTTCAAAACTACTTAAATTTACTGTTTCGCCCAAATTTACAGACGACCCGCCACCTGTTCCTGTCAAGTCATTTAACTCATTTTCTAGCGCATTGAGATCACCAACTTCAATATTACCCCCTCCTGACAAAGGGATATTTTTTTCATTCATTAATAATTCAATACCTGGCCCAAATTTCGTTGTAGAAATATCGTTACTCCCAACATCTTGTAATGTACCATCAATGTCTAAACTTACTTCTTCCATTATGATAGTTAAAGAAGAATTATTTTTAAGTTTAACGCACATATTATATTTTATTTTCTAAATACCAAATACCTTGTAAAAAACAATCAGCCAAATCATCTTTCTTTTTTACTTCTAAATGACCGTTCCATTGGTCATACAAATTATACTTCTTCAACATTTCAACCGAATAAGTAATTGCATTTTTTTTATTCTCTTTATATCCTGTACCCTCTTTCTCAAAATATTTTAATTTATTTTGTGAACTTATAAATTGTATATCTATACTTTCATTTTTCATTATAAAATATTGTGCTAACATACCTTGTATTGTTTTCATACGGTTGGCAATTGGACTTATTTGATTTTCAATAATTACCAAATCTATTTCCGCTGTAACAAAACATTCATTACTTTTTAATTTTATTTTTTTACCTAATTCTATCAAATCATATTGGTCACATTTCTTTCCTTTTTTATTACATTCACTTAAACACCGGTTATTATAAAATTCTAAAAATGTGTCAATACATTCCTTTTTTGTTTTCTTTTCTATTTTAAGAAAATGACTATTTACCAATTTAAATAACTCATCGACGGATTTTTTATATAATTTAGTTTTTGTATAACTCTTATTTGGAACAAAGTATTTACTTTCATTTGCATGATTTTTACAAAAAAACAAATTATCTTTATTATAATACGCCTTCTTGTTACATATTTTTTTGTTTTTTAGTACAGCATTACACTTGCGTGTTTCTAACATATCATCTTCAATTAAGTTCATTATACCCCATTTATCTATTTTTACTTCATTATTACACAAATCTAAAATACAATATGCCATATTTTTGATTCCTACATCAAAACTTATTAATTTCATTTTATAGAATACTATAAAATGATATTTAACTTACTTTTCATCGAATTTAATATTTGGTGCTATTTTACGTTCCGCCAATTCAAATTTCATCATATAATTCTCTTTTAAATCACTATTATCTGTATAAACAATATCAACAATATTTAATTTATTTTCTTTTGATACTTCATTTAAATTTGTATTCATAATATTTGTAGCTTCTTTATTCATTACCTTTCGATAATCACAATTTTTTATAACGGGTTCACCTAAACTACTATTTACACTAGGACGTCCAAATACCTTTAATATAGGATCATTTTCATTATACTGTCTATAATCCCCTTGTATTTCTTTATAAGCTTGATTAATATCCATAATATATATTAATCAAATATTTTATTCGTTAATTAATAGCGAAACCAAATCCGGTTTTTTCATTTTGGATACAGCGTTTGACAAATTTCTATCTTTCACCATTTGTTTTAACTGTGCAACATTCATTTTTTCATACTCCTTTGCAATATCTTCCTTTTTTAAAGATTCTATCTCTTCTGTTACTTGTCTTTTTACTTCACCCTCTTTATCATCACTATCCTCAACATCCTCTTCTTGTACTTCACATTCCTGACTCTCCTCATCTTCATCTTCACCTTCCTCACTATCCTCCTCATCACCTTCCTCACTATCCTCCTCATCACCTGCCTCACTACCCTCCTCATCACCTTCCTCACTATCCTCCTCATCACCTGCCTCACTACCCTCCTCATCACCTTCCTCACTGTCCTCATCATCTTCATTTTTTTCAGATTCATTGGGGTACTCCATTTCTCTGTACTCTTCTGCTTCACCATAATATTCATCACTATTGACATTACTTAATGGTACTATATTTTGAATTCCATTGTCACTTTCATCATGATTCAGTTTCTGTACAACATTGTTTACAATCTGTAACAATGTTTCGGTCTTCTCTTCCATTGCTCCTAAACGTTGTCTAAAATGATAAACGAGTACAACTACTAATATTGAGCTGATAAGTATACTTGCTACAAAAAATGTATTTAAAAATCCGTAAACCTCCATATAAAGATTTTTATATAATATACTATTAAGACAAACGTATTATTTAAATCTATTTACAAATATATTTTAATATTGCCATTTTATATAAATGGAAGACGAAAATAATCAAAAAGTTTCCAATAAAATAGATCTTAATTTTGATAACAAAATGCTTATCATAGTCGTATTATGTATTATTTTGTTCTTTTCACTTTTAGGAGTGAATCTATTCTTCTTTTTTGGAGGTATATTTGAAAGCGTGACAAAATTTGTAATGCCCTTGTTTAGACAAATATTATCTTTACTCGGTTTCTCTGCTGGTACTATTATTAACAAAACCGCGGATGTAGTTGGAGATACAGCAAAATTCAGCGTCGATATTGCTGAAGGTACGGTACAATCTGTCGGCACTTTACTGCAAAAGGCAAGTGCAGGCGGATTAACTGATGATATGCGTCGCAATTTCAAAGATTCGATGAATGTCACGCCATCATCGTATGAAAATTCTGTACTCTCAACGGCAGCATCAAAGCGTTCATCTTGGTGTCTTGTTGGAGAATATCAGGGTAAACGCGGTTGTGTTGAAATAAACGAAGGTGACAAATGTTTAAGTAAACAAATTTATCCTAATAAACAAATGTGTTTAAATCCTACGCAAACAAATAATATGCAACACGTAAACAAAGCAGCTGCGCGTAATCAGCAATAATCATTATATGTAAATGTTACATTTACATCTTGTTTCGAACCATTTTTATATGTACATAAACTTATATCATCAAACCGGTCAGTTACTGTCATTTTAACTGACCCATATAAATATGTTTCATTGTCATATGTGTAGTCATATGACTTGTAAGTATAGTTAGAATATTGAATACCTTCACCATAATCGTATATTAATATATTATTGTTTAATATATTTATAGATGGATCAATACGACTTAACTTAATGGGTTCTTCTTTTCCAATATTTACAAAATAATAAACACCTTGTTTTAAATTATATGTTATGTTTGATTGATAATATGTATCAAACACATAATAATTTTTAGATATATCTTGTAATGATATTGCTTCTGTATTTTTTAAATTATATGCATTGTTGTTTATGTCATAATCAAAATAGACAAAATTACTTAGACATCGAACATAATTTTCAACGGTAATATTGGATGTTGTTATTGCTAACTGATTAACAACACTATTTGTGCTTGTATTTTGGACGACCATTGCATTTTGTTTGGCATTGTCAGAATAGGATAATACATTTAAAGAATTGTAATTGTTTGAATTTGTTTCTATACTACCACTATTAATACTATTAAAACTACAATCTTCTTGTATAAGTAAGTTATTTGTATCTATATTTGTCATTATACCGATTTTTATATCAAAATCACCCAAACTTGTTAGGTTCTGAGTTGATATAACCGGTGTAATACCAATATCATATACATAATCACTTGTGCTGTTTAAATTTATATTATTAATGGATACATTTTGTAAATAAATAATACCAGTAAAATCTTTATTGGTTTCTTTATTATAATTAAACGAAACGTCAAAATTAACATTACTTGATTGAAAATTTACATTTAAACTAGCAGTGATACTATTATTAAAACTTAAATTACACGCAAATGATGATAAATTTATACTATTATTTTGAATGTAAATGTTACCTTCACGTCTTAAACTAGTTGATTTCATAACACCATTTATATACAATGCAATTGGAAAGTTAATATCAACAATTGTATTGTCACTTTGTGGTTTTAAAGTATATAATTGAAGTACATTACTTGTTGAATTATTCAACACAAATTTATTTGACTCATAATTCGATAGTATATTATAAGGATATCCTTCATTTAATATGCCATAATTAATAGTTTCTTTTTTATATTTATAGAGGGGAACAGATTCATCAAGATATAAATCTATATTTCCGGGTACATTTGCTGCTGTTGAATTCGTTTTTATTATAGTATTAGGACATCCATTATCCAATGTCTTTATTTTGTAAAATGTTTGATATGTATCATTTAAATCTCGATTATAAAATGAGACAAAGGTTTTTGGTACTTTTAATTTACTTTTATTGTTTACAAAAAATGACCATTTCTGTTTTTGAGTTAAATCATTTGTTTTATTTGATGAAGTATTATTTGCATATTTTAATATTTCAGCTTTACGTCGCATATCTAAATCAAATTGTGTATATGCAGTAGTAGTATATGGAGATTCAACTTCATAACGACTAATTGGTATATGTAATTGTTGCTTTTTTTCTCGTTGTAAACACATATCACTTAATGTTGTCATTTATAATATATATTATAAATGATAATAAATTTATGTTTAAACCTTAGAACTATACCATATATTGGACAAATATCCATAGTAATCTTCTTCGCCTACTCCAGTAGCATATTTGCTTGTAGACATGTTAGGACCGTTATTTACAATGCTGTTAATTTCAAATACGTTAAGTGCTTTTGCAAAATAGCGCAAATCTGATAATTTTCCAGCAAAACCACCATTCTGATTAACTACAACATCCTGGTAATTTTGTTTGGGTGTATGGTCTAATACGGCACGTCCAGATATAGTACCATTTATATATACATCCATTACTGTGTTTTTCATACGAATAGCAACATGAAACCATTTCATAATAGGAATATTATCAACAGTAACTGTGTTTGTGGGATCACCCGCTTTAACTGTATTCATTTTTACATACAACTGATTGGTATCTGGACCATAATATAAACCAGGACTATTATTAACCACATCTAAATTATTTACCCCAGTAGGAGCATCTCCTTTGCTAAATATGTGATTATACTTTGTTCCTGATGCTGATGGTACGTCCTTACCCATACGTAACCATACACCCCACGTAAATTCTAAACCAGTATTTTCATTGTTTGATTTGAAAATAGGTGTATAATCCGCTGACTTTGGGTCTTGGCTAACTACTACGGGTTCAGTCCCATCCAATAGTCCCTGCACTACATAGGGGTGCTTACCTGGTTGTGTAAAGTAAGCAATTAACGTTATACCAATGCGAATTAAAAAGGTAAATACAATTACCACTAAAATTAAAAATCCAAACTTAACAACCATTGTATTTGAATCTAAAAACGATTTTGACCCTTCTACATTTTTTGTCAAGTCATCTACGCCTGCATTTAATGATTCCTTAGCACTTGATATGCTATTACTTAATGTTTCATATCCTTGGTTAAAAGCATCAGATGATTGTTGTCCAATATTATCAAAAGTATTTTGAGTTGATGACATTACTACTTATATACTATATTAATACATAAGTAATTTCCTAAAATAAGGTAAATTTAGATTGTTCAATATTATCCTTAAATAATGAAAGGTCTACACCATACGCAGGTAATATACCACTACGTCCATTTCCTTCCATATAAATATCATATACCTTTTGTGGATTCAATGGCTCGGCCCAGCGTTTAAATTTTGTAATATATCCCTCAAAAGAACCACTGCTTAATGTCCAGGTACTTGGTGTACCGTGTGTATATTTGGCAGATTTAACTAATTTGCCATCCATATAAACATCAATAATTTGATTGTCAATGCTTATTGTTAAACATACCCACTTTTGAATGGGGAAATTATCAGTAATTATTAATTCCGCTCCCGATGTTGCAGCAGTAGAAGCATATTTTAAAGTAGGTGTGCTTGCTGCTAAATAAAGTTTTGTACCAGCTGGATTTTGAGTATCACCATTACTAAAAGTAATAAATGGGCACTCACCACTATGTTTCTTTACATAAACCCAAATACTATGAGCATATCTTGTCGAATTTGGACTGCTTAAATCTTCCGGTGTAACGCTTGTCGCCGAAGTGGTGACATTTTTATAGTCAGAAATTTCCTGTGACACATTTGTTACATATTGATAAATTACATATATCAACACGATTAATACGATTCCTAAAATTACCAAAGTAACGTTCATTTTATATATATATACTATAAATATTTTACAACAAGGGAGGATTAAAACTCTGGTATAAATTATAAATATACGCTATTTGCATTTTTGACAGCGGTTCTTCAAAGTATTTAACATTACATATTGCACCATTGCTGTCATCATCATCGCCTATATAAATATTGTCATAAATACTATGGTTGGGACTTTTATCAGTTAATAAAATGGTCTTACGTAGTTCTCCATTTATGTATATAGACACTTCATTACCACTGTAATTAAACACAAAATGATTCCATTTTTGTAGTGGTAAACTCACTTCATAACGGTCTATTTCTCCTTGGTCGTTTATTTTATTATTATTTGTATACTCTATAACAAATACGTGTGGTTCTCGATTATTTGGATCTAGTACAGGAGGTGTTATCTTGTCGACTGCATCATATTCTGTAACATTCGCATCATTATATTGCTTATTTTGGATCATTAATTTGGGTTTACTTGCATAATCAAATATAGTATATTTTTCATTTGTATTTGGTGGAGTATTTATATATACCCACATACTAATACTATAATTGTGTCTAGCTATTTTTTCATTGTTTTCTTCCATTGCCAAATCATAACCACTAAATATAGAGCGACGTTTTTCTAAAAACATGGGATTTTCTAATAATTTAGTTCCCTGTAATGATAATGTGCTTTCGATAAATGGTAAAAAGTATATTGTTGCAAGAATAATAATTAATTCAACAATGTATAATATATACACTGCGGGTGGTGAATTTTTAAAATCTCGTATTATATATTTTATAAAATCTACTATCATACACGGGATGTAAAATAACAAATAAGCAAGAAAACCTAAATTACCATCTAACTTTTTCAAATAATCTCCTAAAAATATATATGCAATACTTAATGCTACAATGACCCCAAATACTAATAATGCATAAAATATACGTTTTGTTACATCTAATTTGTATATGGATAAATCAACATAATTAAATAATATAAATGTTCCTATCATTATACCAATTGCACTAAATGCCATTTTTGCGGACGAACTGTCAAATGCCGATACTGCGTTTCCTAATTTGAAATATAGGTAAATAAGAGGTAAAAGTACAATAGATATGTAAATCACTATATTTGAACTTTTATAAAGCAAATATGGGTCTTTAATCGCATAAAATATAAACACTGTTATACAAGCTAGTAAAATATACAAAATTCCGTATGATGTCATATTATCTTTAAATTCATTGTCTGTATTTAAAAAATTAAGAAAAGTTGTAATAAAAGGAGGAAGATCATCTATTTTCTGTATATTGTATAAAACAATTAACGCTCCTATTATTGAAAATACTATCCAAAAAAATATTTCAGTTACTTTCATTAATATTATTAATATATAATAATATTACATATTCTCCATAGCCGTTTTTTTTCCGTGACATTCTCTACACATTGCTACTAAATTATCTACATGATTAGAACCACCATATTCCAATCGTATTTTATGATCAACTTCAAACCATGCTGTTAGTTGTTTTTTACAATCACCACATTTCCAGTTTTGGTTAGATGCAACATATTTTTTTTTCGTTTCACTTACTGATCGTTTTGTTGATTTCTTTCCCGATTGTTGTATTTTATCGACACTTTGCTGTGGTTGATTTCCGCCACTGTTTTGCATATAATTATTTGCACTAAAATTCAAAAAGGGACTTATTATCTTATTACTATTTTTGTCTAATGGCATGTATTTTAAGTATTCATTTGACGTTTTTATAATTTCTCCTGCTCGCAATGGGTCTCGTTTTATTAGTACATATAACATAAAAGCACCAAAAGCAACACCACCCATTTGCAAATATTTTTTAGAGTCCAATACGGTTTTTATATACTTACCGTCTGTATAAATGTTTCCAATAATAATACCTGTTATTAATAAAAATACTAATTCTATTCTCATTTATATTATAATTGTATTATAATTTTATCATATAAATTGTTAGTATACCAACAAATATGTAGAACAAATAAACATAATGTTTTTTTAAATGTATCATATACGTTTTCAATGTCGTTTTATTTACATACTTTTCTTTATATAATTCGTGCGCTTCACGTCGCGATATTTGCGGTTTACCGATTTTCTTGTTTATATAATTATGAATAAAATGCATCCATTTTTGAAAATCTTTATTATTTCCCAAATAAGGTGTAACCGGATATTTATCTAATAATGCACTAAATTTTTTTCCTATTTCAACATCTGGTATAAATAATGGCATATTCATAATTAAATCATAATATTTTCTTTTTACAACTTCATTTGGTGTTACAGGATAATTATAAGCAATAGTATGAAGAAAAAACCAAAAATGAGGTCCCCAAATTTCTGATTCGTATTTCATTATATAAATTAAAAGACATTATAATAGTAAAATATAAAGATTATGTTACTATTTTTTATATCTTATGAGTGATAATTATTGTAATAACTGTGGAAAACAGGGGCATTTATATCATCAATGTAAATTGCCAATTACAAGTAATGGTATTATTGCATTTCGAATTAATAACAATAATATAGAATATTTAATGATTTGTAGAAAAGACAGTTTGGGTTATATTGATTTATTAAGAGGTAAATATAATTTATATGATAAAAATTACTTACTTGAAATGATTAATCAAATGACCATCCAAGAAAAAGTTAAAATTTTAAAAAATGATTTTGACTTTCTATGGAATGACCTTTGGGGATTAAATAATGCTTCAAAGTATAAAAATGAAGAAAACATTGCCCGAGATAAATATTTTAAATTAAAACAGGGGTATCAACTAAATAGTGAAAATGTTTCATTTAAATCGCTAATTAAAGATTCTAATACTAAATGGGAATGTCCGGAATGGGGATTTCCAAAAGGACGCCGAAATTTTCAAGAAAAAGATTTTCAATGTGCTATTAGAGAATTTTGTGAAGAAACTGGATATAAAAATAATATACTACACAATATCGATAACATTATGCCATTAGAAGAAATATTTACAGGTTCGAATTATAAATCATACAAACACAAATACTTTGTCTCATTTATCAAATATGAAGATAGTTTAAATACATACAAAATACAAGACACTGAAGTAAGCGAATTAAAATGGTTAACCTATGAAAATGCTTTGAAAAAAATACGATGTTACAATTTAGAGAAAAAAAATGTGCTAGAAAACTTACACAATATTCTCACAAGTTATCGTATGTTTTTACTATAAAATATTTTTGTATTATATATGAATAATAATACAAAAGAAAAACGTTGCCCCAAAGGTTCACATAGAGACCCTATAACAAAAGAATGTGTAGAAATTGCTAAGAAAGATAACGTAAAAGAATCCAAATATCAGATTGAAAAAGCAATGGGACATGGAGCTCGTAATCAAGTAGAATTTGTAATATCAAACGATTTTTTATATAATGTTAAAAATATTTATTCGCGAAAAGATTATAATGCAATTAAAGTGGAACATTTAAAAAAACTCCACGATAAATTAAAATATGAAGACGAAACCAGAAAAGGACGAAAATTTATTAAAACATGCCCTAATAAAAACAGTTTAATTGATGCTATTTTAGAAATGCAAAATGAAATTAGAAAAAAAAACGGATTGGATGAAAATGCGACAGAAGTTGTGGAAACTGTACCAGAAATACCCAGTCCAATGGAAGAAAAAATCAAACCAATAGATGAATCCATTTTCGAAAACAGTATTAAAATACCTTCTTTCATAATAGATAAAGATGATACATCTAATAGAGAACTCGATTTAGGTGAAATTCCAAAAAACAAAGAAGATGCTGAATACAATGATTACTTAAAAAAGAAAGAACTTATGGAATATAATGAAAATAAAACAAAAATTCATTTTGAAAATTTATATCCTACTCTTGATGACCCGAATTTTAGTTCAAAAATATCTCTATTTAAAGAATTTGATCAAACAAAATATGATGGTCAAATTAGAAACATTGAAGAACACGCAAATAAATTGTGTAATGCAGAAGTTGAATTATCACCTCACCAAATGTTTGTTAAAAACTTTATGTCAAACAAAACCCCATATAATGGATTGTTGTTATATCATGGTGTAGGTACCGGTAAAACATGCAGTGCTATTGGTATATCAGAAGAACATCGTAAAATAACTGCACAACACGGTAATAAAAAACGTACTATTATAGTGGCTTCTCCAAATGTTCAAGATAATTTCAGAAATCAACTTTTCGATGAAAATAAACTAGTCGAAAAAAACAATATATGGTCTGTGGAACGCTCTTGTGTTGGTAATGATTTTTTAAAAGAGATAAACCCAAGTAATACATTAGGATTGCAAAGAGAATTTATTGTACGCCAAATAAAAAGTATAATAAACAACAATTATGTATTTATGGGTTATACTGAATTTTCACGTTATATTCAGAAAAAAGTTAAAATAGATGATAGCGTTGACGTCAAAACCAAAAAAAATTTATATCAAGACAAATTACAAAAATTATTTAATGATCGATTAGTCATTATTGACGAAGTACATAATATTCGCATTTCAGACGATAACAAACAAAAACAATTGGGTCGTCAGATGATTGATGTTGCAAAGTATAGTAATAATATGAAATTATTGTTACTGTCTGCTACACCCATGTACAATTCATACCGAGAAATTATATGGATTATTAATTTATTAAATTCTAACGACAATCGCGGTACTTTAAAAACAGACGAGGTATTTAAAAAAGACGGGACATTTACGGATAATGGCGAAGAATTGTTGCAACGAAAACTTGTTGGTTATGTTTCATATATACGTGGTGAAAATCCATATAGTTTTCCTTTTCGAATTTATCCCGAACATTTTGAACCAAACAATAAACCCAAAAATTATCCAACAATTCAATTCAATAAAAAAGAAATAAGTAAACCAATTCAACATATTCCATTATATTATTCGAATATGGGAGAATTTCAAGCAGCATCATATAAAAAAGTTATTACTAATTTATCAGAATCAGAAAAGATTTCATTTGAAAATATGGAAGCATTTGGATATACCTTATTACAAAAACCAATTGAAGCAACCACTATAACTTATCCATCCGTTGATAGCGAAAAGGAGTTTTTCACGGGTAAAACAGGACTTCAACACATTATGAAATTTAAAACGCAAACAAATCCAAAACCAATGAAATATGATTATAGTTACAAACCGGAAGTACTCAAAGAACACGGTAACATTTTTTCATTGGAAAAACTTAATTTATATAGCGGTAAGTTACACAAAATAGGGAATGTTATTAAAAAATCTAAAGGTGTGATATTAATATACAGTCAATATATTGAAGGTGGCGTTATACCCGTCGCATTGATGTTAGAAGAAATGGGATTCCGGCGTCATACATCAAATCCACAAGGAAAATCATTATTTAAAGACGCACCTGCGGAAGGTATTGATTACAGAAATTATAAACCCAAAAGCACTTTTAAAAATGAAAAGGAATTTAAACAAGCAAATTATTGTATGATTACCGGCGATGCCAATTTTTCTTATGATAACAACATTGAAATCAAGAAAATAACAAGTAAAGAAAATAAAGATGGAGAACTTATAAAAGTCGTTATTATTTCCAAGGCAGCATCAGAAGGTATCGATTTTAAATTCATACGTCAAGTACATATTATTGAACCCTGGTATAATATGAATCGTATTGAACAAATTATTGGTCGCGCTGTTCGCCAAGGAGGTCATTGTTTTTTACCTTTCAAAGAACGTAATGTAGAAATTTATTTACACGTTGGAAAAGAAAAATCAATTAAACACGAAACACCCGATATGTATTTATATCGTCTTGCAGAGAACAAAGCAATACAAATTGGAAATATTACTCGTATGTTAAAAAATGCTAGTGTCGATTGTGTATTAAATATTGGACAAACAAATTTTACCATTGAAAAATTACAAGAACAAGAAGAAAATAAAGAGATTAAAATTAAATTGTCTTCGGGAAAACTCATTGATTATAAAGTGGGCGATAGACCATACAGCGAATTATGTGATTATAAAGACAATTGCTCATATAAATGTTTAAGTACAATCGATTTCAAAGACAAAGAAATCATAAATACAAATTATACAAATGAATATGCTGTTATGAATTATAATGTTATTGTAAAAAGAATAAAAAATGCTTTTGTTTTACACAATATTTATAAAAAAGATGACCTAATTAATGAAATTAATTCCCAACGTGTATATCCAACAGACCAAATACTTTATGTTTTATCTCAAATGATTGATCACAAAAGTGAATTAATAAATGACAGTTTGGGTAGAACCGGAACAATTATAAATAAAGATAAGTATTATGCATTTCAACCTCTTGAAATAAATGATGAAAGTATATCAATACTAGAACGAACAAAACCTATTGATTATAAACACTCAAAAATTAATTTCAAAGACAAACTTATTGAGGAACCCAAAAAAATGGATGCATCAGTCAAAACATATAAAAATATACTTGAAAACATTCAAAATATTGTGGGAAAAATAAATAATCCAAGCGATAAAAAGCCAAAATCAAATGATAATTTTTATATACACGCCGGATATAGTAAGATTTATCATATTTGTGTTAATATTTTAAAAATCCCGAAAAATAGTTATAAAAAATTTATTATATTTCACTTTATTGATGAATGTAACGTTAATGATAAATTAATTATACTCAAAGAAATATATTTTACAAAACGTAAAATGAATGATACTGAAAAAATATTTGTTGAATATTTTGACAATAAAATGATATATTTGAAAAAGAAAAAATGTGTGCTTTTATATCATCTCAAAAAAAATTACGTATATGAAATAAATGATGATAATTTAAAAGAAGTCCCTATTAATGAATCTAATAAAAAATTATTTGAAGAAGAAAAAGCCAAATATAAAGTGATTGACAAAAGCATCTATTATTCCATGATTGGTTTCCTTCATAAAGATAAAAATGATAATTTAATTATCAAAATCAAGGATATTATATCCAAAACATATGTTAATTATGGCGTAAATGCTACTTCATTAAACAAAGAAGATATTATCAAACGCGTTTCTTGCATATTAGACCCCGTCTATTGTAAAACTGTATTGAATCCATCAACTTCAAATGAAATCGTAAACGATTTTAATGCATTTTTAGATAGTAAAAGTGGTAGTGATACTATTAAAAGTTCTATTGTCGTAAAAGGTTTTTGTGTTATTTTAGAACTCATATGTCGTTATAAAGATGTAAATTCTTTAGATGGAAAACGGTACTTTTTTGATTTAGAAACATCTTATATTAATAACGTTTTGAATATATAAAATTATAATATGTAACCATATATTATAATATGTTAAGATTTGGTAAAAAAACACCAACAAAGACAAAGACAAAGACAAAGACAAAAACCCCGTCTACGCGAAAAAAAACACCAAAAAGTGCATCCAGAAGGACTACATTAAAAAAACGCAAAGAAAATACATTTCTAGTGGGCTTTTCTAGAAAAATGGGTCTTCCCCATAATGTTGTTGTTGCACTATTATCTATTTCTGCTGGTGTTATGCATAAAAACATAAATAGTAAAAAAATCAAGAATTTGGGTAAAGTAAAAAGCGACGATGAATTTTTCTATAAACTTGCTGAAATGTTTGTTAAAAATAGCAATCCGAAAATGCGCAAACAAGCAAAATTCTTAGAGAATATATTAACTAGTTTATACGGTCAGAAAGGAGGAAATGGAGAAATCAAGGTAAAATCTATTGGTGAATACAGGAGTTACAATTATACTTTATTGGGCATGATGATATTTTTTGGATTACAGTTATTTGTTTTATTATATTCCACAACCAATATGGTTGATATTGCAAGTGACCCTGATATGCCTCTCAGTTATATTAAAGACATTGGGGTAAATTTATATACCGAAGGCAGTGATGTTTATGATATTGCAAAAATATGTGCTAATTCTAGTTCAACTACATCATTGGGCCTAATTAGTAAAGTATTACCAGAGGGTAGTACTATCAAATACGCCACAAATGTTGCGAATTATTACACTTGCTTTATTGAAAAGAAAGATGATCTTGAATTTAAACGATGGTTTGAAACTGAATATGGTAATAAAGATGGACAATACGATTTCGGGAAAGAACATTATGAAATGCAAAATTCTATGGCTCTTGTTGTTAGCCAAACAATGACCAAAAGCGGAAATCAGCTTGCATTACCCGCTCCTAGTGCTGAAGACAAAATTACCGATGTGCTTTTATCAACTGTTGATCAATCGAAACAATTACAAATAATCACAATCGATGCTATTACAAAGAAATTAGACGATGCTCTACCTAAGCGCCCTAGCCGTTCAACTACAGTATCTGAATACAAAGAGTTTTTAGAAGTTAAATTATTAAAGCTCGATGAAATTATTAATATGTTAGACGAAAACGAGAAAATAGAAGAACTCGTTGATAAACATTTAAAAGAAGAATTAGAAAAAGCAGAAAAAGATAGTAAAACAAACGAAGAAATTACTGTATTAGGTGCATTATATAGCGTATTTGAGAAGAATAGACAAGGTATAATGCAAATGGTTACTAGTGCATTATTTTCCACAAATCCTGTCACAATTGCTGCATATAATATGAAAGTTGGTCTAATTAAACATAAATTGAGCATTGCCCACGCTTTAAATAATTTGCGAGGTACTGAAATAGAAATAGGAGCACAAATAGATTTGTTGGTTACTCAATCAGAAACCCTTTTCCAAACATTTAGCTCATTATTTAAACAAACCATTTATTTACTTTCGGTTGGAAGTGCCATTGTATTAATGTATAAAAAACGTAAAACAAAGGTCATCGAAAAGGACGGTAAAATTGTTGGATTAGATTTGCGTGATGGCGAATCTACAGGATATTTAGAATTAACAAATGGTAATCTAATAAAAAATGATTAATCTATAAAAATTGATTAATAATATAAAAATATATTATTAATATATTGTAATAATGAGTTCAAACGATAGAGAACAGAAGATCTATGGTATATATGTTCTTTCTGCATTAGAGAGAAAAGTGCGTTTACATATTAATGAAGTCGGGAAAACGGTTAAACAAAATATAGAAAGTAAACTAAAGTCAATGCTACAAGATAAGTGCATTCCCGAAGGAATTATCAAAAATAATAGTATTAAAATTATTAGTTACACAAGTGGAAACGTTGAAGGAGAATCTATTGTATTTAATTGTAGTTTTGAATGTTATATTTGTAATCCAGTTGAGGGAACCCTTATCGAGTGTAATGTTAAAACCGTCACAAAGGCAGGAATTCACGCAGAATATTTTGACACAGAATCTAATAGTGTTCCTCTTCATATATTTGTTGCCCGCGACCATCATTTTAATGATGACACTTTTAATAAACTTAAGGAAAACGACAATATTACCGTAAAAGTAATCGGTACACGATATGAATTAAACGACCCTTATATTTGTGCAATTGCTAATATTTCAAAAGTTAAGTAAAATGGATATAAAAGCAATAAAAGCGTATTATATATAAATGGATCGTTTGAAAGAAAATATTGAAAAGTTGGATAAACTATATCAAATAGAAGTTTTAAAGATTTTTTTAAAGCATAACATAAACATTAATGAAAATAAAAATGGGATATTTATAAATCTTACTACTATTAACAATGATGTACTTTTTAATGAAATAAACGATTATTTGGAAAACTTTCATATGCAAGAAAAACATTTTCAAGAAAATGAAGACATCAAAAAGCATTTAGAAACCGCATATTTTTGTTAATATACTTATTAAATGCATATAAAGGTAAGTATATAATATTTATTATATGAAGCAAATTAATATTATATTGGATCACGTGTATAAACGCAATAAAATTAGTAATAATCAACATATTACTAATTTAAGACCCTATTTTTTTACAAATGCAAAAAAAACTCAGTTTAATAAGCATGTAATCGTTAAGAGTATTATAAAACTGCACAAGAAAAATATTAAAAATGTATTAGAAGAAACGTGTGTATATAATTTTAAAGATACTGTTGTAGAAAAAAACACACTGGAAACGAATCATACACATACACCTATTCAAAAAAATATACGTACTAATACTTATGATGATTATAGATTACACAAGCATTGTAAAGACACGCTATATTGGAATATGTACATTTTAAATTATGGATATTTAGAGTATATCAATATTCATCATCGTTATGGAAATGTCATGTTAGACGATAAAATCAATATTTCCAATTTTATTAAAAGTAATGTTTCTCTTATGAAAATGTGTAACTACAAAATGTCCAAAGCGTATATTAATGAAATGGCGAGCTCTCTTGTATGTGAAAATAATACTAATATTAATACATTATATGCATATGTTGTTTATTATAAATGTAATATAATTGTCCTACATCATACTGGTAAATATTTTATTTCATTTACAAATGAAAATAACAGCAAAACACACATTGTTAAGTACACTGACAAAAAAACATACTCGATTGTAGAAGAAAACTGTAAAAATGTAGATGCATTCACTAACAACAAAATAAAGTTTGTCAACTATAATAAACCCCTCAATGGTATGAGTAGTTATAAAATGGACCAATTGCGTAATTATGGTCAAATAATGGATGTTGATATTAATAAAAAAAAAGAAGAATTATATTTTTCCATTTATGCAAAACTGTTGTGGTAAACTATTTTTTTATGCTTAATACATAAAAAAATTGAATTAAATAGTTATTATGTATAATTACTATATATGGAATCGAAATCATCAATGACATTAGATCATTTGGTAAAACTTTATTTAGAAAGCCAACCAATCATAAAAGATAATTATAAGGAGAAGGAATTCGAAATACGCTTTGGTTCTAACCCCAAATTACAAAAACCATTGAATCGTGTTGACTATGAAAATGTGGTTAAACATTTATTATCTTGTGGTTTCACTTCGGAAAATTTAAATGGATTCCAAATGCTTCGCATTAATAACGAATTTATTGACAAGCGTTCTGGTATGACGAAACTATCCACAATACGCGTCGAACTAAACGGAGAAGACATGATTAATGCCTATTGTGTTCATAATGATTTGCAGAAACTTATTGATTTACACTCTACTACGGGTAGTAAAATAAAGTTTACACAGAAAAATTATGCATTAAACAAAGATGACCAACAAATTAGACCTATTGATATGCCTAATTTTAATATACGCGCTGCTTTCCAAACTGAACAAGATTTTAAACATTATTCAAATATTTCAAAATCTATTGTTCGCAGTTGGAACGATTCTAAAAAAATATTCCGTTTGATTAATCGCGTACGTTTTTCACACCCTGATTATCCTATTTTCGTGGATATTAGTATTGTAAAATCGTCATCTCGTGTAAATAAACGTCTTGTTCCTCAATATACAATTCAAGAATCCAACACTTTTTCAAATAGTGAACATTATGAAGTTGAATTGGAAATGGATAATATGAAGGTAGGCACGGGAACACAATACGAAGATACAACTGCATTAACTTCCAAAATAAAACAAATGATACGTTTAGTATTAAGTGGTTTACAAAATACAAAATATCCCGTATCATACGACACCCAAAAAGAAGTCGCAAATGATTATCTTGAACTTATACATGGAAAACAAATACCATCATATATACAAACAAAACACTTTATCGGTCCTTCATCTTATACTCTTCAAATGGAAAACATATGTAAAAATCCACAAGATTCTGTTGTTCCAAATATTACAAAAAACTTTTGCGTTACTGAAAAGGCAGATGGAGAACGCCGCTTATTATTTATTGACAAAGAAGGAAAAATGTACAATATAAATACAAATATGCAAATTATATTTACTGGTGCAAAAACAGAAGAAAAATTATTGTTTAATACATTACTTGATGGTGAATACATAAAAACAAATAAAGTTAATGACAACATTAATCTATATGCCGCTTTTGATATTTATTACTTAAATGGTAAAGATATACGCTCACTTCCCTTTGTCAATGAAACCGATGAAAAACGCAATTTCAGATTGTTTTATTTGCAAGATGTTATTAAAAATCTAAAACATACTTCTATTATACCCGGTAAAAAAAGCGATTATCACATAAAAGCAAAATCATTTTATATTTCCAATGCAAATACTAGTATTTTCAATTGCTGCAGTCGCATTTTATCGAATATTGATGATGAATTATTTGAGTATGAAACAGATGGGTTGATTTTTACACCCAATCTTCTTCCTGTCGGTTGCAATACCACAAAAGATACTCCCGCCAATTATAAAATATCATGGACACATTCATTTAAATGGAAACCCCCCGAGTTTAACACCATTGATTTTCTTGTACATATCAAGAAAACAAAATCAGGTGAAGATGAAATACATCACGTCTACGAAGATGGACAAGACCTCAGTTCACACACAATGTTAAATAAATACAAAACACTTATATTAAATTGTGGTTTTGATGAAACGAAACATGGTTATCTAAACCCGTGCGAAAATATTTATCAAAATAATATTGTGCGCTTGAAAAACAAAGACGACAATTCAAATTATAAACCTATGCCATTTATACCCACTGACCCATATGACGATAAAGCATACATCTGTAATCTATATACTAAAACTGATGGTAAAAATGATATATTATTTACAGAAGAAGGAGAACCCTTTGAAAATAATATGATTGTTGAATTTAAATATAATACAGAAGCAAAAAGTGGTTGGAATTGGATTCCACTTCGTGTACGTTATGATAAAACTACCGAACTTCGAAATGGAAATAAAAATTACGGAAATGGTTATCACGTTGCAAACAGTAATTGGCGTTCTATTCATTACCCTATAACCGATTCGATTTTACGTACGGGAGAAAATATCCCATCCTATTCTGAAAACAGCGATATATATTACAATAGAACTACTAATGTCAGTGAAACCCGTTCATTACGCGATTTTCATAATTTATATGTCAAACAACGTTTATTGACAAATGTAGCCAAAGAAGACGATATTTTAATTGATTATAGTGTCGGAAAGGGAGGTGATCTTCCAAAATGGTTACATAGTAAATTAAAATTCGTATTTGGCATTGACATATCACCTGATAATATTCATAACCGGGCTGACGGAGCTTGCGTCCGTTATATTAAAAAAGTACTTGATAATCGTAGTATATTTGATGCACTATTTGTAGTTGGTGACAGTTCTAAAAATATTAAGAAGACAATTGCATATAGCAATGACAAAGACAAAAATGTATCAAATGCTGTATTTGGTGTAGGTCCCAAAGATAAGACGCTTATTGGTGATGGTGTTTATAAAAACTTCGGTATTGGAGCAAATGGATTTAATGTCGGTTCTTGTCAGTTTGCTTTGCATTATTTCTTTGAAAATAAACGCACATTACATAATTTCATTTGCAATTTGAGTGAAACCATTGCATTAAACGGTCATTTTATTGGTACTTGTTATGACGGTAACTCAGTATTCAGATTGCTTCAAAACAAAAGTAAAGATGAAAGTGTGTCTATATTTAAAAATGAAAAGAAAATATTCGAACTTATTAAAGAATATGACGAAACTGGATTTCCTAATGACGATGAATCTCTCGGATATCCCATTAAAGTTTTCCAAGAAACAATTAATTTATATTTTAGAGAATATTTGGTAAATTTCCCATATTTTGAAAGTGTCATGGAAGATTATGGATTTATACCTATTAGTAGTGAAGAATCTATGTCAATGGGATTCACTTCTTATAGTGGTTTGTTTTCAGATTTATTTTCGAAAATGGAAAGTGAAACCGACATATTTTCCGGAAAAGCAAAATCGATGAGTGAAGAAGAGAAAAAAATATCCTTTTTAAACCGCTATTTCATATTTAAAAAGGTTCGAAATGTCGATGCATCCACCATTATGAAAACAGCATTAAGTAAAATAGAATTACCCGAGGACAAAGTAAATGAGTCCGTCGAACCGGAAACAAACACAACAAATGAAACTGCTACTGAACCCATTCCAAAAGGTAAGAAAACAAAAAAAAAAGCACTTATAAAACAAATAGAAGAAGAATAATCAATATAAAAGTAATTTTTTAATATATAATAATACACTTATGACTTATTATATGTTACCAAAAACACCACAAAATATTTGTGATCATATAAATATCGAATTCATTGAAGAAGAACCCGAAACAATTATATCTTTTTCTTTATCTAATTATTTATCTAATGTAAAAGAAAAAATAACAAACGTTGAAAAAGATTGGAGTACTTATAAAAAATATACGAATCCGTATGAATTTATACATACTGTTATACCCGGAAAACACAAGGCCATCAGTAAATGCAAACCATTGTCTCGTTCATATTTTAAAATGCACGAAATATTACATATTTTTAATCTACACGTTGACCCAGAACCAATTAAAAGTTTCCATTTGGCAGAAGGACCAGGAGGATTTATCGAATCATTATTACATATTCGCAAAAATAGTAAAGATACTTATTATGGTATGACCATTATTGATGAAAATGAAAATGATTATAATATTCCATCATGGAAAAAAAGCAGAACATTCTTGAAAAATAATCCAAACGTTAAAATCGAATATGGTGCGACTCAAAATGGGGATTTATTGAATATTGATAATTTTTCACATTGTTATGATAAATACAAGGGTTCTATGAATATTATTACCGGTGATGGAGGATTCGATTTTTCAGAAAATTTTAATAATCAGGAAAATCAAATCGTAAAACTATTATTTGGACAAATATGCTATGCATTAATTATGCAAAAAAAAGGAGGTTCATTTGTATTGAAAATTTTCGATTGTTTTCTACAACACAGTATTGATTTATTGTATTTACTTACTGCGTTTTACAGTAAAGTTTATATTGTAAAACCCCATACAAGTAGATACGCTAATTCAGAGAAATATATTGTATGTAAAAACTTTAATTTTACTGACAATGTTTATGATTTACTTTATGAACCCTTCAAATCTACATTGAATAATAACAAAAATATTAAACGTTTTTTAGATATTGATATTTCTTCCTATTTCTTAAATAAATTCCAAGAATATAATGCGATTTTTGGACAACAACAATTGGAAAATATTGCCCAAACATTGTATTTAATATATGATCAAGATAGCAAAAATGACAAAATTATTAATTATGTAAAAAATAACATCATTAAATGTATTCAATGGTGTAATAAATATAATGTGGAAACAAATATTATTCCTGGTGTTTTACCTATTCATACCACTTCATGACCACATATTTTACAATACGTAAATGTCATACCATACATTCCTTGTTCTATTTCTTCTATGTAGATATGACCCGTTTCACTATTTGCACACGTTTCTTTTATTAAATTTTCTATTTTTATTAATTTACGCTGTATTACATTATATTCCCTAAGTAATTCTTCTTTTTTCTCAACTAATTCTCTTTTTTCTTTTTGCAATTCTTCCATTTTAATATATTTACAAATATATTAGAATTTTATATCATATTACGTATTGTTCGTACATAACAACAACGTTTTTGATTTTCTCCTAAAACGAATACCGGTGTTCGTTTGATTGGATACCCGATCTTATCCTTTTCGGTATAACCTGGACTAGGTACGCCATATGCTAATGCATTTGCCACCGCAGGACCATACGCTGTATTATATGCAACGCTCGAATTCGTTATTGAATTGTATTTTAAACGAGCAATTCGAGAACTTGATGATACTGCTCCTTGTGAACCATATTGAGGATTATTTGGTTTATAATGTACTTCTATATATTTGGGTTTCAATCCAGGATTCAATGAAGACAAATACGTAGATTCAGTTGTTTGAACACTGCCAGAAATAATATTTGCTGGATAATTACCAGTTAATCCAAGTGCACTATTTAAAAATCCATTTGGTATATTTATTCCCAATATATAATAACCCACGGCAGGGTTTGTAGGAAGTGCCCAAGACGTAATAACATCACCATTTTCATCTTTTGGTAGTTCATATCCATTGGCTTCGCTATAAACATTTGCAAATGAACCGTTTGGCATTGTTGTGCGAAATTCTATTTTTTGTTGAGCACGATTATAAGTAAAATCCATAAATGTTACTTTTGTATTTCCATTTTTTTTAACTACATAATGATAATTTTGTATCATCGTATTTTGAAATATTGTATTTATAGATTGAATATCATATTCACCTCTTGGTATAGTTACTGTATTACTGCTTTGTGTTGGAGCATTTGGATCTGTTGTATTCCACCAATAATAAACAAACGTTTCATCCTGATGAAAATCCAATTTACATTTTGTCACTCCATAAGACGAATAAATATTCTGCTGAGCCGCTCCTGTTCCCGGAACAGCGCTCGCATCACCTTGACGAACCACCGCATATTGGTTCTGTTTAAATGTTTTCGCTCTCTTTTCTAAATATTGATTTGTATTTGTAAAATAACTATTTTTTGGCATACCACTACTACGAACACGACGCCTTGCATCATTTGCCTTCGAAAAACAAACACTACCCGATTTTAATCCACCATTTTCACTTTTTAATTCTACATAATTAAAATCTTTGGTTCCTTGTAATCCATTGCACGTTGCTGAACTCGAATTAATACTTGTAAAACCAGGAACTTCCATTGTATTTGTCGACGCGGAAGTACGTTCTCCACAACCAGTTAAATCTATTTCACGACGATATAATTTTAATGGATTTGCTTTAAATATACTTCCTGATTGTCCTTGATTCTTTTTTTTAACACTAACTACTTCATTAAATGTCCTTCCTTTCCAGGATATTATTATATTTGGTTCTGCTATCATTATATTATATGATTATATATTATAATGAATAAATTTATTTTAGAATTAGATTTTATTATTTACCTGTTTTTAATTTCAGTATTTCTATTTATTTTTATAACTAATTGTTCAACCCTTGAGAATTATAATAATTTTTCACAACCAAACAAAGATGACGAAATTCTAAAAGAAATCAATACACTTAAATCTGAAATACAAAATGTTAAAAAAAATGTCGAAGCAAGCACATCAAAAAGCTTAAATAAATCTAGACAAGTTTTTTGCACAACTAATTACGACGACAGTAAAGAGAAAAAATCAAAACGACAAAAAATGTTAAATAAAACATGTCAACAATATGCAAAACATTATAAATGGGATAAAAAACTATTACAAACTTCTTCCTAATTATATATATGGTTCCTGATTTCATTATTATTGTTCCTTATAGAGATCGTCCAATTGATAAACACATTTATTTAAATTATATGAAATATATACTCGAAGACGAATCCAATTATGAAATTTATTTTTTACATCAAGACAACGAACTTCCATTTAACAGAGGCGCTATGAAAAATCTAGGATTTATTAAAATAAAAGAAAATTATCCAAACAATTATACACACATCACTATTGTATTCCAAGACGTTGACACAATTCCCTACAAAAAAGATTTAGTTTCATTTACCACATCTAAGGGTATTGTAAAACATTTTTATGGTTTTGATTTTGCTCTTGGTGGTATGTTTTGCATAAATGCAGAGGATTTCGAAAGTATTGGGGGTTTTCCCAATTTTTGGTCTTGGGGTTTTGAAGATACATTATTAAATAATCGGTGTGTAAATAACAAAATACACATAGATAGAAGTGTTTTTTTTAAATCAGGAGCAAAAGAATTTATGCAGTTCTCTATTACGAATCAACAACATTTGAATTTAAAAAACCTAGAAAAAACATCAAAAAATATTGGCGATACATATAATGATGTTATTAATATTAATAATAATAACCAAGAAGATTATTCACAACCAATAAAACATCGCATTTATTATCTCGATTTTAATACTAAACAAAAATATAATCTCAACGACGAAGGTCTTACTGATATGTCCAGAAGAAAGTTCTTCTTTGATAAAGGTAATAATATTAAAGTTATGGCAAGAAAAAAACTATTTTTCCCTAAAAATAATTAAAAACACAAGTATATAAACATTATACTTGTATTTAATATAACTTATGAATATTGTACTATATATGGATTCATTTAATGATGATTATATTAATTTTTTAGAAACAAAAGAGAATATGATAACAAATGGTCATTTTACCAAAATCATTTATTCAAATTCTTTCTTTTCAATGAATGGCCTTTACTTCTTTTTCCCAATTAATATAAAAGATATTAACCATAATTACAATAAAACATTTGTAAAATTCGATATACATCAAGAGATTAATGAAAAAATCATTTCATATTTAAGTAATATTGAATTATCATTGCTAAGATTGTATGACACTGACAAAAATAAAATACATAAACCAATTTTTAATCAACAACTCAAATCTGGATACGTTAAAATACATACAAAGAGTGTTATTAATAAAAATAGTCGATTTATAGTGAAACTATCGGGATTATGGGAAAATAATAATGAAATTGGTATAACATACAAAATTATAAACGTGTCCAAGGACTATTCCTTATAATATTTCACCAGTATTGATTTCGGTATTAACAAATGTTTATTTTCATATAATTTTTTTGCACATTTATTTATAGTCACCTCACTCACTCCACATATAGTTTTGATATCTTTTTTACAAATACTTATATCTACTATTTGTGATACGAAGAAAATGATTCCAGCTGCAATTGCGTGAGGTATATTGTTAGAAATTATATTTGTTACTTCTATTTTCTTTGCGACGAACTTACAAAGCATTAAATTCTCTTTTGAAAAATTCAGTTTACTACAAAAACGTTCGATAAATGACATTGGCGTTATATTTTGTAGTGTTGTTTGTTCACACGGTAACATATTACGTTCTATATTATTCAAAATATTCACTGCCATTGAACAACCACTTGTTGCTGCTGCGTTGTCCAATTTAAATATCTCGGCGATTTCGTGAGCATTACGAGGACATCCATTTAATCTACACGAAATATACAACGACGCCGCCTTTATACCATCACGATTCAATCCCCTAAACATTTTTTGTTCAGAAATATCTTTATGAATTACCATTGCACAATCAATAAATATCTTCGGTATTCCCGCATTGTGTGCCATTATAGTAATAAATTGGAATTCGTTATATAATGCCTTCTCACGATGAGGCATACATTGCCACGATGCCCACTTGCCAATCTTTCTCATTTCAAAAGAGGATTTGTTATTTGTCATTACTTTACATCCAAATGAGGATTCCACTAAAAGAGGATTTATTGGATTACCGCAACGCGCTGGATCTTTTCCATTTCTATCGTCACTGCCATAATATGACCACTCTGGTGAAAAATCCAACACATCCTTATAAACGATTCTACATTTGGGATTCACACACGTCGGAAAATCATGATCCATTATCATTAACTCTGAATTGCACTTCATACAATGGTTGTCTGTCTTACTATTATAAACACATTCAGGGTCCGTTTCCTTTTCTGGTAAATTCGTTTCCTTTTTATCACTATCAAATATATTCCATAGACGCGATTTTTCAAAATCAGTATAATTCTTTTTTACACGTTTAGTTTTATTAAATGTGGTTTGAGTCGGTGCTATTTCTACTTGCATTTAATATACTATTATAAATGTAATAGTATATTTTAAACTAATTCAATTTTTTATTTGAAACTCACTTTCTTTTCTAATTTATCAAACATTGATTGATTATATATTAGTTTTCCTGTTGGTTTATAATCCTTCGTTGATGTAAAATCACTTGCTACTTTTTTATTTTCTTCCGTATTTTGTTCCAATTCTTCTTCTTCACTTGGTTCCTCATTTACTAGTTCACCTAAGTGATTTATCTTCTTACCTGTCGTTTTCTTGAATTCCTCGCGAACATATGCGGGTATCCATTTCTTCCAAGATATAAATAAATTATTTGGATGTAAATAATTCACAAAAAAACCATTTGACTCTAACTCTTTTACCAAATAAGATAAACATTCCGCTTTGTCATATATTGGTTCTCCAAATATATATTCAGGTACATTAAACCATATATATTTATCTGCACTTTTGTTTCTACTTGTTATCTTTATTTTTTTATGAATACGATTTAATATTTTATTAAATATTGATAATTGTTTTAGATTTTTTTGATGATTCATTTCAAATAATTCATCTATATCAATTTTTTTATTTTCGTCTTTTTCATCGGGAAATATAAATGACATTAATTATTTATCTATAATTAGTTGCTACAAAATAAACATAAACATATAAACTTATTTTTAAATAATTAAATGACGATAAAACACTTAATTATTTCCGGTGGTGGTGCAAATGGTCTCACATTTTGGGGTATGATAAAAGAATGTATAAAACATAATGTTATTAACTACAACACTATTGAAACAATTACATCAACTTCTGTTGGTAGTTTTCTTTCTGTAATACTTGCATTAAAATATGATATTGATGTAATAGATGATTACTTTATTAAACGACCATGGCACGAAACAATACCATTAGGTGTTTATGAATATATCGAATCGTTTAACAAATGCGGCATATTTAATAGATCCACTATTGTTACTATTATGAAACCTCTTTTTGGAGGAAAAGACATTTCACTTGATATTACATTAAAAGAATTTTATGAATTCACAAATATAGAATGTAATTTTTTATGTACAAATGCAACCACATTAAAACCTTGCTTAATGAGCCACGATAACTTTCCAAATGAAAAACTTTTAGATGTTATTTATTGTTGTTCTAGTATTCCCGTTATTTTTCAACCGATTGAAATACAAGATGTTCATTATATTGATGGTGGTATTAATGCTAATTATCCTATCGACTTTTTTATTAAAAAATACGAAAATGTTAATACAGATGAGATTTTAGGCATTCATAATAAATTGGTATTACAAACAAATTTTAATTATACCAATTTAATGTCGTACATTTCTTCATTAATATTTACAATAATAGGAAACGTTATTACTAAACCCGTTGAAACAAAAATTAAATATGAATTATGTATTTCTCCTAATATGACTGATACATTTGATTTTGCTTCTATATTATATGATGAAAACGTACGTAAAAAATATATAAATAATGGTAGTTCTCTGGCAGAAAATCTAATAACATTATATAATGGAAACAACACCCACAGAAACGATGCCTCCGGCTGTTCCATTGAAAAAACGCCCATCGATTATTGAACAATACAATGAACTCAGTAAAGACCAAGATTTTCAGCAAAAAATGACCGTCACCACTACACTTATTCTCGAAGTTTATAGAGTTTTAATGGGCGCTATGCTAATATTATTTGTTCCTCAAAATTGTGACGGAGAAATATGTTCTCTATCCGGAAATTTTTACAGAGACGATAATGGTTTAACTAAATCTGCTTTTGCTTTAAATTTATTTACAGTGGCATCGTTTTTAGTACTTTACAAAATAGAAGTCACTCGCGAAAATAAAATGATTAATTATTTAAATGTTAATCCCGAACTTCCTCGCGATGATGACGCCGTAAAAGAAGCATTAGAACAATTGGAAATATCCAAAAAAGAGGAAATTTGGACTCTAGATAAACATTACCAACAAGCTGGTTATTTTTCAATGGGTGCATTCTCTATTAACTCTGCTATAAGTTCATATGTTATTTTTAATAATTTTTTGAATGACAAAACCCTTACAGTATTATTTACTAATTTATTATTTATGGGTTTGAAAATTAATGACGTTTTCACTGTTGTTAAAACCGACAAGAATATATTCTTATCTGCATATCTTACACGCAAAATTCAATACAATGATATTGACCCTGACCATTGCCCTAAAGAAGAAAAAGATATTGAATCAGCTACTTCTAACGAAAACCAAGTTCCTGACCAAACTATCGTAGAAGCATAAATAAATTATTATTATTTAAATACTAATTTATTTATTTAATCGCTCGTAAATGAGTTTACGAATTCTTCTAAATTATTACGTGTTATACGCGCTTCATAATCTATTATTTTTCCCTCGCGGTTCATTTTCACAGTTGGGAATGAATCAATATCATATTTATTTATCATTTGAGTTATCTTGCTATTATTTTCCTCCGTACAATCCACATCCAAACATATTATATTGTATCCATTTAACTGTTTTCCCTCAAATGCTGATTTAAAACTGTCCCATTCTGGTTTCGCTGTTTTGCAATGAGGACACCAATCTACATGAAAGAATAAGATTTCTAAATCTACCCCTTTTGTATTTGTGTTTGCTACATCCTTGAATTGTTTTTCTTTTAATTCTTTCTTTACATATTTATTATATGCATACAAACCTGTCAATACAAATACTATGAATATCACAAACGCTATTATATAAAACATATATGGTTTAAAATATCTATTTACTGTTTCATAAAAATTGCCCATTCTATATAATTAGTATTTATTAAATAAATGCCAATAAAACTAATTTTTCACGTGGACCTCTTTTACTATATGTTTCATTATTTTCGTTAAATACATTGAATCTTTGTTAGTATCGGCTCCGCCAAGGGCTTCTGTCGCTATTTTCATATAATGTTGACTATCTGTTGAATCGCATTGTAGAGAACCTGGATGGTCCTTTTGCCATTCCTGTAAATTGTCATAATTCTTTGATTCGACGTTTTTTATTAGCTTTTTCAAGTGCTGTTTATCTTCACTGTCTCGTTCCCAATCGGTTCCCTGTTTAAAATAGAGAACCTCTCGTTTTAGGTCCGTACAATGCAATGGTCTTTTATAAACGTCCATGTTTCCTATAGTGTTATTGAAAATATCTATCATGCCATTTAAATACCCTACATCACCCATATGTTCTAATTCTTTACAACCTAACTGAAGGTTCTCCATAAAGGATTGAATAGACATTGCATCCTTACATTGAGTATTCAAAAAGAAATTGAGATTGAACTTATTGTTATTGTTTGTAGTGTTATTGTTGTTTGTTATTGTTGATATTTTTGAGATTTGATGGGTCAACTTTTCTATTTCTTCCTTATGTTCTTCGTCCCGTTTTCTTTGTTCTTCCTTATGTTCTTCGTCTCGTTTTCTTTGTTCCTCGTCCCGATTTATAATGAGTTTATGAAGCTGTTCATTTTGCTTCATCAAATTATTAACAATACTATCATGTGCTATTAATTTATTTGTTTGAACTGTATGGTCTATTGTGGTTTCTTCTGTAATGTGTTGTTGTTTCATTTCTGGTTCATTTACAAATGAACATTTCTTCTTATGGTTAAATAATGATGCACGATGAGTGTATTCTTTACCACATTCACAGTTAAACTGTTTGGGCATTTTTTTTGTTGTATTTGTTGTATTTATATGTTTTGCAGTCAATGTGTGTTTATCCCAATTACTTTTTTTACTGCATTTAAAGTTGCAATTTTCACAATAAAAAATGTCGGCATTTTTTGGCATTTTTTTTGTTGTCATTCTCCTAAACTATTACAACATAATAAAATGCCGATTTAACATAATAAATAAATATTATGCAACCAAATATTTTAATACAAAATCATAACTAAACCACATCACTGCATAATGAAAAAACCGAGTTTCTTCAAAAAAAACTATTTCCAATATTTCACTTTTGGACATTTTTAAAAATGTCCAATTTTGAAAATTCGTTTCGACTTTTTTTGAGAAGTTGACAACAATATATATTATCAAAGAACTTAAAGAAACGTAACACTCTTACGGTAAATTTCATTTATAGAGAACTGATAAATGAAATGTTGCACCATTTATGATTTCACGTGGACCTCTTTTACTATATGTTTCATTATTTTCGTTAAATACATTGAATCTTTATTGCTATCGGCTCCGCCAAGGGCTTCTGTCGCTATTTTCATATAATGTTGACTATCTGTTGAATCGCATTGTAGAGAACCTGGATGGTCCTTTTGCCACTCCTGTAAATTGTCATAATTCTTTGATTCGACGTTTTTTATTAGCTTTTTCAAGTGCTGTTTATCTTCACTGTCTCGTTCCCAATCGGTTCCCTGTTTAAAATAGAGAACCTCTCGTTTTAGGTCCGTACAATGCAATGGTCTTTTATAAACGTCCATGTTTCCTATAGTGTTATTGAAAATATCTATCATGCCATTCAAATACCCAACATCTCCCATATGTTCTAATTCTTTACAACCTAATTGAAGGTTCTCCATAAAGGATTGTATTGACATAGCATCCTTACATTGAGTGTTAAGAAAGAAATTCAAATTGAACTTATTGTTATTGTTTGTAGTGTTATTGTTGTTTGTTACTGTTGATATTTTTGAAATCTGTGATGACAACTTCTTAATCTCTTCTTTATGTTGTCTTTGTTGTTCTTCAATATGTTTCTTTTGTTCTTCGTCTCGTCTTTGTTGTTCTTCTTTTTCTTTCTTATGTTCGATTATGAATTCCTGTAATATCTCGTTTTGTTTCATCAAATCGTTCAATATATTATGATGTTGGTGATTATTTTTTACATTTTCATTATGTATAATAATACATTTTTTTTTATGTTGTTGCAATCCCTGTCTGGATTTATATTCCTTACCACATTCACAACTAAATACTGATTTCGGAACTTTTCTGTCAACAGATGTCAACAAACTATGTTTTGCAGTTAAACAATGCTTGTTATAATTACTCTGTTTGCTGCATTTAAAGTTACATTTTTCACAATAAAAAACTTTGGCATTTTTTGGCATTTTTTTTGTCAACATATTCCTAAATTCTATTGACAAAAAAAATGCCGATAAAATTATAATAACTGATTTTTTATGCAAACAAACGTTTCATTCGAACAACATAAACACACCACATCACTGCATAACAAAAAAATCATTTTTTCCCAAAAAAAACTATTTCCAATATTTCACTTTTGGACATTTTTAAAAATGTCCAATTTTGAAAATTCGTTTCGACTTTTTTTGAGAAGTTGACAACAATATATATTATCAAAGAACTTAAAGAAACATAACACTCTTACGGTAAATTTCATTTATAGAGAACTGATAAATGAAATGTTGCACCATTTATGATTTCACGTGGACCTCTTTTACTATATGTTTCATTATTTTTGATAAATACATCGAATCTTTGTTACTATCGGCTCCGCCAAGGGCTTCTGTTGCTATTTTCATATAATGTTGACTATCTGTTGAATCGCATTGTAGAGAACCTGGATGGTCCTTTTGCCACTCCTGTAAATTGTCATAATTCTTTGATTCGACGTTTTTTATTAGCTTTTTCAAGTGCTGTTTATCTTCACTGTCTCGTTCCCAATCGGTTCCCTGTTTAAAATAGAGAACCTCTCGTTTTAGGTCCGTACAATGCAATGGTCTTTTATAAACGTCCATGTTTCCTATAGTGTTATTGAAAATATCTATCATGCCATT